ATTGTAGTCATGCAAACCAAGGCGCTTAGAGAATAACCCTCCAGCTAAATTACATGCTGCTACGGCTGACCAAAAGCGCTCAGGTGGGGTTAATCTTAGCTCTGAGTCTATCCTACGTTGAATCTCAAGCATGCCCTGTACGACTTCCTCTAGGTTATTAACTAGCCATTTGATGTAAATATCCCCTGCATGGCCGTAGTTTTCCTTAAGTTGGCGGTCAAATAAACGCTTACCCTCTTCCGTAGAAATTACATTACTGGGGGGTATGGTGTATTCAAATAGGCGTAACATCTCGGCATTAGCGCCAGCCTTAGCAGAACCTAGTTTTTCATAGAACGAAGCGTTAGCACTAGCTAGGGACATAGTCTGCCAAGTAGTGTTGTTTTCACGCAACCTATTAGTAGCCCCTTCCATGCGGTCTTTAGCCCTACCTTGTGACATGCCATAAGCCAAATCTGAGAAGTCTGCAGGGGTTATATTAGTGATTTCATCAATGGTATAGGGTAGGTTATTCATTGTGCCTAAGCGTTGCATCTTGGCGTTATTGGTATCTTTCCAAACCGAACATAAAGACTCGGGGTGACCATAGACGCTGTTGCACATAAACAACGTTGTCGATTTGCCTGTACCACCAAACTTATAGATGACGTTAATGATTGCACCTTTAAGGCCAGTAAATTTAAATAGCGGTGCACCAAAGGCAGTAAGGGCAGCAAACGCATGTGGTTCTAGCCCCGGTAAAGAATACATATTAAATACTTCTTTCCATGCCTCATATGTACCCTGTGGTACTAAGTGCTGTGCAATAGCCTTAGTTTCAGTAGATGCTGGACTACCATAAATACCGTCCTTACTTATTTCTCTATCGCCAATAATAAATTTACTATCCTTATCGGCCCATCCAAATTGTGTTCTCATAATTTCTGATTTCCTTTTATATTGCAAATTTTTAACAAACGACATAACAAATGCAGCTAAGTGCTTCATTTGTGTCGGTGTGCATGCAACCCCTTTTGTGGCTAGCTCTCTTTTTAATTCTTCTGGTACTGATATTGTTTCTAGTGGTACTACAAACTCTTTAGTACCATCATGCGGTAGATGTAATTTCATTAACGCACACATACCAGCGGCTGGGTCCATCATTAGCTTTAGAACATATAAGTCATGTTCGTACACACAGAATGGTTCCGCTACTTCTTCTGATGGTGGCATAAAAATACCCCCTGCTGCGCCGCGCAAATACGGTTTTGGATACTCAGGGATAACTGATACTACTTCTTCCTCAGTCTCGACTACATTATCTGCAGGTTTTGCTTCATTAAGTTCTGAGCTAAGTGCAACTGGTCCAGTGATTTTGCCTTTCCACTTACAACCATCGCAACCCCCTGGGTTATGCTTCTCAAATGTTGCACATGTATGAGGGCCGCCCTTACCTTCTTTTTGTTGGGTAGCTTTAGCCTCAGTAGCATTCGCATCATAGTCGGGGTGGTTACTAGACATCATATGGATAGCGACTTGCCTATCTATACATACATTAGCTACAGTTAGAGCAGACCACCATAGGGGTTCACTAATAGAATCTTGGTTCTCATAAGCATAGTTAAGCTGTTGGCAACCATTCTCGCCACGAATCATAATGTTCTTAAAGCGTTGAATCTTATTACCCAATAAAGACTTAGTGAACTCATTAAGCTCACCTTTACTAGGTGCAAACTCTACCGGTGCTGGCTCTTCAGTAACACCAAATATTTTTCTAAAACTTTCATATGTTACAGGCGCACTCTCCGACATTACTTTAACTTCTAGAGGTGGGTCTTGTTTAAAATTAAAAGTTCCGGGTATCCGCAAAACTCTAGCGGTTTCAAACACGGCTGGGTCTACATAAAAGTCTTGCTTAAGGCATACTTCCTTAAAACGCTTAGCTACTGGAATCCAAAGACTTGGTGGAATAGATTCTGTAAGAGGCCAATATACATGTAAACCCCTACCCGAGTTAACAATAGTAGCTGGTGGTAACCCAATTAGCTCTATAAAAGCTAGAAGTTTTTCCATACCCGCTGCTTGGTCAATATAACCATCGGGTCTTCCAGTTTTTGGGTTTACTTTTCCTTTGGTAGGGCCGCAATCAATATCTAACCAAAAGGCTTTAAGCGCTTTTACATTTTCTTGTTCTCTGCTATTGCCGTTTTCATACTTAGCAACACCAAAATATACGTCTCGTCCTTCAGCAACAAACTTTTCTGCTATTTTATTTACTTCATCTCGTGTCTGTACTAGCTTTTGTCTTACGGCTTTCCCTTTAATTCCAAGTACAGCAAACCATCCCTCTTCGGGCAGTACTGTATTTAAAAGGTCAATCGTTGTCATATATCTTCCAAAGACGGTTCATCGGAGGGGGTTGGTTCCCCTCTCAATGAATTAAAACAATTAATTAAAGCTGGTCTAGTAAACCTTGTATAGCTGGTTCATATACTTCCTGTGGGTCATGAATACCCGAGAACCAATTATATACAGTCATTCGGCTAACCCCGATAATCTTAGCAACTTGTGATACAGAAATACTAGCCCGTATACACTCCTTGCCAAGAATTACCCCAAGCCTCTTTTTATCTGCTTGTTTATTAAGCTGGACCAGCTTTACGCTATAGCCGTAGCTCATTAGTCTACTGCACTCCAAGCATTGATTACATCACCTAAGCTTTTCTTACCTGCTGAAGGGGGTACTTCAACCTTTTTAGTAGCACGTTTTGTTGGCTCAGAAATATCTTCATCTGGTTCCATTTGAGTTACAGGCTTTTTAGCTACTAGTGGGGCCGCAATCTTTTTAACACCATCAGTTTGCGCCACAGTTAAAGTAATAGCATTTTTAGCTTCCATTGAATCGCCAGCTTCGGATGCCAATGCCCATTCTTCTTCATTAATATGACGTGCTGGAGAAAATAATAGTTTTGGTGTATCGCTATCTGTATCTAAGCTAATCTGTGTAACGATTTGATTAATATTACGACCATTACCAGCTACGTATTTAATATAGCTTTCAAATGGGTGTACATTACCTTCGCCTTTACCAAAGATAGAAGTAGATGGGAGTTGTAACTGATATACATCACCAGTTGAATCACCTTCTAAAATTACTGCAATCTTACGGGTATAGCGGCATGCACGGGAGTTACCATTACCTGAACCCGCAATGTTTTGTGCGCATGTAGCACATGAATCACTTTGTTTGCCTTCATCTTTAGTATCTGGATGTACTCCATCATTAGATACGCAAGTAGGTGGAACTATTGCATTTGGGTCATATTTACCAGCGTAGTAAATACGTGATACACCACGAGCCGCATTAACAATAATTACATTCAATTCACGGCTTGTAATCTTGCCAACTTCTTCACCACCAACAATCTTACGGAATACACCGCCACGGATTGAAATACGCTTGCCGCCACCAGCAGCTTTACCAGCAAGGGCTTTGGTTAAATCATTAAGGCCGTTAGCACCTTGTAGGAATGCGGGTACTTCTTGATTAAAAATAGTTACGTTACTCATTGTTGCTCCTTCTGCACGGCTTCGCCGGTTTTTAAAAATTTCAAAAATGCTTCTGCGGATTCGGTAATTGCACTTGCTCCAATTCCTTCTTTCTTAGCTTTAACTGCTTCAGATAATGCAATACTACGCATTTGAATTTCAATTTGCATATTTTCTTGTATATCTTTAATTGCTCGTTGTTGCGCTTCTTGAATTGCAGCTTCCATTTGTACTCGAGCTTGTTGCTTTGTGATTGCCTCGACTTTTGCTTGTTGTACTTCGTCTGTCATATTAGCTCCTTCTAACTACCACGGTATATTTTCTATCTACCTGAACTCCCGGTGGCATCAGTTCAGGATTCTCTTCTAAAAACTGCTTCATATTACCTTGATGGATACGTTGTTCCATTAAACCAAAAGCATCATGCTCTTTAATAAAACCGTGCATAGACTCCCAATCTGTAGACCAATAGCGTGTAGATAATTTTTTAATTATGGTACCCGCCGCAGTCTTAATACTTGTAGCATCTTGGCTCTTGCATAGTTCTAATAACTGCTCTGAGATTACGTCTAATTGCTCTTGGAACTCTGCCAACTTAGACTTCATCTTTTCCTCCTCAGCTTGCTTAGCATCCCTTATTTTTATATAGATGTCTGCAAGTTTTTCTGCTGATATTTGCTCCATTACATGCTCCTTTTGAGAGCTATTAGTATAACACACTTCTTTACTGTGTCAAACAATTATTCTATTTCTTGTCGATATAAATCAATCAATCTTGTATGGTTGTCTATATTGTTATTGAGCATCTTATACAGCCTACTTTCCACTTCACTACCCTTGATATGCACAATAGTCATAGGGTTCTTTTGGCCTGGCCTATTGATACGGGCATTAGCTTGAAGATATGTTTCTACACTCATAACAGGAGCATACCAAATAATAACATTAGCCGCAGTTAGGGTTAACCCATGGGATGCGGCTTGCGGTTGAATGATTAAAACTTGAATGTTTTCAGTATCTTGGAAGTCTTGAATAATTGTATTACGTCTGCCTACTGGAACCTGTCCATTGATGGTGTCATTCTTAATTCCATGCTTAGTAAGGTATTCCCTTAGTAGCTCTATAGTGTGCGTAAAGGGTACAAATACTAGGACTTTATGGGATGCCTCGTCTATTACTTCCTTAACCACTTGTAGCCTATTAGACACATCAAACTCTACAACTTCCTTAGTATCGGTATAGACCGCACCACCTGAGATTTGTAGTAGCTTATTGATACTTGTTGCCGCATTTGCTGAACTGATTTCCTCTCCTGCCGCTTGAATAATCATATCGTTCTTAAGCTTTTGGTAGTATTTCTTTTGCTGGGGGGTAAGGGGAGCATCTCGTTCTACAAAAGTTACATCCGGTAAATCTAAACATTGATTCTTTTCAAATCGAATTGCTGGCTGTAACGCTTGGTGAACTATATCTTGTGCGTTAGATTTTGGAACCCAACGATACATACCCACTTTATACATCACTTGGTCACGAAAAGAACCAAAGAATTTAGGAACTCCATCTGGATTAATTAACTTAGCTAGACCG